CCAGGCCAGGTCGCTCTGCACGTTGCCCGCGTCCAGCGCGATGTGGTCACCGAGCGCCTGCGCCATGAAGTCGCGCTGGCCGCTGGAACTCACCCCGCCGTCCTCGCCCCGCTCGAAGCGGGCCCGCGCCACGGCGCCCTCGACCACCGGGCGATGGGGCACCAGCATCACGTCGGCGTCGGCCGTGAAGTCGGACTGGGGCGCGTACACCGTGAACTTCAGCGTCTGCGCGTCGATCGGGGGCGGGTACACGTCGACCTGGTACTCGCCCGTGGACGGGTTGATCCCGTTGGCCGTGTAGAAGGCCACCTCGCCCTGCGCCGGGGCCGTCGTCGTGCCGTAGTAGGCCGCGTTCATGGTCGACCAGTGCAGCGGCATCAGCTCGCGGCCGAAGGTCGTGTTCCACCCGTCGAGCACCTGCGCCCGCTCGTCCGTGCCGGTGAAGGCGTAGGTGGTCGTGCCCTGCACGGTGGACAGGGTGAACGTGTCGCGCAGCATGGTCCAGCGCCACGCTGCCTCGGCGTCCCGCCGGCAGGAGTTGACGAACTGGCCGATGAGCTTGGAGTACTCGGTGGCGTCCCACGTCGTCACCACGTCCTCGCGCAACTCGCGCAGGGCGTCGTTCACCAGCTGGAGGAATGTGCGTCCGTAGGCCATCAGCGATCCCCGAGGATTTCAGTCTTGCGGTCGGACCCGCGGCTCGAGCCGAACCAGAACTCCTTGACGCCCGTGAACCCGGCGATGAGCATGAGCGTGATGACCGCGCCCTTCATCTCGGGCGGGAACTCGCCGACCAGCACCCAGCCGCCGCCGGCCGAGGACACCGCGACGAACACCAGCGACAGCAGCTCGATGAAGTTGAACTTGCCCGCCACCGGGCGGTCGCGGCTGTAGTCCACGGCGAACTTGCGCGCGGTGGCGATGTTCTCCTCGGACGCCTGCGCCAGTTCGAACCAGCGGTCCTTGACGGCGGCGCGCAGCGCCTCGGCGGCGGCCGGGTCGTTGCGCACGCGCTCGGCGGCCTCCTGCGCGTTGACCGCGCCAGTGACTTCGACAGCGGCCTTGACCACGCGCTCGGCGGCCTCGGCGTACTGCTTGCTCGACTCCTGCCCCCGGTCCTTGAAGATCTTCAGCAGGTCGGGCGCGGCGGACAGCAGGCTGGGCAGGACGGCAGCGATGATGGGGGCCATAGGTTTCTCTTCGGTGACGGGGGCGGCGGCGAACGCCCCGCCGGCCCGGTGGTAGACAGCAAGGCACTCGGCCAACGTCTTGACGGGCTGGCCGTACGGCGAGCCGGGCAGGCTCGCCCACTCCCGATTGCACTTCTTGATGGCCGCCTCGATCCGGCCCGCCTCCACGTCGCCCAGCGCACCGCGCCGCTTGATGAGGAAGATGGCCGCGCGGTCCTGCGACTCGGGGGAGAAGTCGGGCAGGTGCAGCGCCTTGGCGCACTCGTCCCAGGTGCGGGCGAGGAACTGGTAGCCGCCGGCCGCGGTGGAGGTGAGCGGCTTGCCACCGAGCGACTTCGTGATGGCCCGGCGCGGGTGGTCGGCGAACGAGTCGAACAGCTCCCCGCCGAACAGCGTGCGGTACCCGTTCTCGCCCGCCGTGCCTTCGCAGTGACGGATGAGGTACAGGAACGCGCGCAGGTTGATGCTCATCGTGTGAACACCTTGTCCACGGCCCAGGTGCCGATGGTGACGAGCAGCACCAGCACCGCGCCGAACTTCGCCAGCAGCCACCACGCGCCGCGCGATTGGTCGACGAGTGACTGGATATCGTTCACGTCGCGCTTGATCTCCTCGACGACGGCCAGGGCATCGTTGAAGCTCTGGTGCTCGTGGTCGGTGTGATACTTCAAGTCTTCGCGGATGTGGCTGAGTTGTTCTTCAAGGCGGCCTACGGCAACGGACAGGGCCGTGAGGGCTGTGTGAATTGAGACGACTTCGTGGTCCACCGCGATGCTCCTGTTATTGGTATGAAGCGGGGGCTGGCACGGTGGGCTGGCGCCATGTCAGTAGTTGCTGAACGTGTAGTTGGCCGACGCGACGACGGGCGTGCCACTGGCGTCGGATGAGATGTCAACGGTGTAGGTGCCCGTGCGACCGAGCCCGCCGCCAGGCTCGAAACCGAGGTTCCGGCCGCCGGCTAGGGAATACCAAGTGCCCGGCGCCAGATACCAGTCCTCCACCGGGTCGAGCGCATCGCCCGAAACGTAGGTGGCGCGGACGTAGTAGCTACTACCGATCCCGCCCGTCTCCGGTGAGTACCAGTTGCCGCCGCTCTCGCCCGGTACCTCACCGGGGAACAACGTGATTGACCCGTCGGCGTCGAGCGACATGATGGCGAGGTTTGCCCCAGTGATCGTCCCGCCGGGCAGCGGCTGGATGCCGGCCAGCGCGCCCGTGCCCATCAGCAGTTGCACGATGCCCATTACGGATTCCTCGGCGGCCGCGGCGGCAAGGTCGGCGGCCCTTTAGGCGGCTCCGGCGGGGGCACCGGCACGGGCGGGTCGACCGGGCGCCGCGGGGGCGTCGGGATGACCCGCTTCGAGCCGTGCTCCACGGGCTTGCCGCGGCGCTCGGGGCCCATCGACCGGGACAGGGCCATTACTTCCGCCCCTTCTTCGCCGGACGGGGCTCCACGCGCGGGGCGCGGTACGCCTGCTGCTGGAACGCCGGACGCGCGAGGACGTTGCCCTCGGCGTCGATCTCCTCGTACTCCGGGTGGAACCGCATCCCCTCCACGTCGGACATGTCGGCCGGCGTGTAGATCACGTTGGGGTTGGGGATGCAGCGGAACCGGAACTGAGTGTTCTTCATTAGCTGACCGTCATGACGTGAGTCGTCGAGAACTGCCCGTTCTTCGTGGCGAACGTGACCGTGCACGCGCCCGAAGCGACGGCGGTGATGGTGAACGCCACCTGCCCGTTCGCGTCGGTCTTGGCCTCGGCCGGCGAGACCGTGGCCCGCGCCGGGGTGCCGGAGACCGCGGTGAGCAGGATGCCGGGCATCGCGGTTGCGCCAGCGTCCGTCACGGTGACGGTGCAGACCTGCGTTTCCGCGGCGGCCTTGGTCGAGGTCGTCGGGCTGCGGGTGAAGTTCGTGAGCGCGCCTTCGATGTAGTCGCCCGCGATCACGGAGTGTTGCAGCGCGCGCACGTCGCTCGGCGTGTTGGCGGGGATCGCCAGGACACCGCCCTTGATGTCGGTGAAGGACGTGGCGCTCGCGTAGGACGCGTTGTTCCAGTCGGTAGTAATGGTGCGCATCGGGCGCCCTCCTGAGAATGGGGTGCGGGGCCTTGTACGGCGGCCCCGCGAGCCGTCTAAGTCACTTACGCCGCGACAGCGATGGCCACACCAGCACCATCACGCATCTCGTTGGCACCGAAGATGCAGTCGGCGGTCAGCAGGTCAGCCAGGTACTCCTGCTTGTATTGCGTTTGCACGCGCGGCTTCATCTGCTCGCACAGCACCGTGGCATCGCGGTGGAACATCAGCGCGATCCGCGCGTCGCCAGTGGCGGTCGGCGAGGTCGACGTGACGTACACTTCGATACCGTAGATGTTGCCGAGCCGGCCGTTGCGGATCGTGTTGCCCGAACCGCTCTCGCCCGTGAACGCCTGCTCCGTGAAGCGCGGCAGACCCATGAGCGTGTTGCGGCACACCGGCGGGATCACCAGCGAGCGGTTGTCCATCGGCACGTCGGCGTCGTCGAGGGTCTGGATGACCTTGCGAATCGCCGCGTCCGTGATGGCCGCTTCGTTGGAGCCGGTGTAGTCGGTCGAACCGTCCGAGCCGATGACCGCCTTGTTGAAGGCGATCGTGCCGTCGCCACCGCGCCACTTCTCGGCTTGCGCCCAGAGGTAGGTGTCGACCGCCGTGGCGAGGGCATAGCCCGCGTCCTCGGTGTAGACGCCGCGCATCGAGTTGTTCGACTGCTTGACGGCGATGTCTTCGATCAGCCGGGAGTATTCCCAGTGCTGGTCGAGGTTGACCGCGATGGCCGTGCCGGTGTGCGCTTGCAGGGTGACCTGCGCGAGCGACCCTTTGGCCGTGGCGGCGCCGCGCGTGAAGCCCGGCAAATGAACGATGTCGCCTTTCTTGCCGACGACGGGGAGGCGCTTGACCAGGTTGGCGAGAACGAGCGACTTCTTGTAAGTCGCAACGATCTCGTCCATCCAAATCTCCGGTACGAATTCGGAGGTTGCAAGTGCTGCCTTGGTAACGCCATTGGTGGGACTGAATTCGCCTGCCATTTAAGACTCCGTGTAGTTAGGGGTAAGAGAACTGACACGGACCTGAGCGACGATTACCGAACCCGTTTCTCCTGGTACGCAAGGAGGATCTCGTCCCCCATCTCGGCGTACTTCTCGGGGTGGTCCCTCATCAAGCGAACGATGTCGGCTCGGCGGTAGATCTTCTTGCCAGCGTTATCGGTCGGCGCCGCATTGCCGGAGGGGACCGTGCCGGCGCGCACTGCATCCTTGCGCGCGGCGTCCACTTTCTCGGCGGGCACTTCTTGAGGCGGGTTCTTCACCGTGCGCAGCTGCTTCCAGGTGGATAGCAGCTCGTCGCCAGCGTCAACGTCGTAGTTCCGGTCGGCGGCGACCAGCAGTGCCTGCCGCACCTTCGAGGCCCCCACCCACGCCCGGAACTCGGGGTCGGCGATGACTGCCTCTGCATCCGGGTGCTTGGCCCGGAACGTGCGCGCGGCGCGCTCGTGCTGCGTCTCGGTCTGCTTCTGCCGTAGCTCCTGCACCAGGGGGTGCTTCTCTACGGCCTCGGCGATGGCCTTGCGCGGGTTGGTGAAGAAAACGGTGTCGTCTTCTGGTTCCGTGGTGGTACCAGGCGGGTCATTCCTTCTCGTCAGCGTCGACCGGATGATCTCGTCGTGCGTCTTGCGCAGTTCCCCCAGCTCCTGCCCTTGGCGTCCGAGCTGCTGCTCGAGTTGTTCGTACGCCTTGGCAATGTCCTGCGCCGTCTTGCCCTTGAACTTCGAGGGCAGTTCCGGCTCGGTCGGGGGAGGCTCTACGGGCGCGGGTGGCGCGGCGGGCTGCTCCAGGTTGTCGTCGTCTGTCGTGTCGTTGAGAATGTCTGCCATGTGTTCGCTTGTCCTTACGGGGCGTTAAACGGCCGCGATGAGCCAGCACGGCCGGCGGCCGTGGTTGACGTGCTGGGTGGGCGCCGGATGGCGCTAGTTGCGAGGAGTCCGGCCCGCCTTCTCATGCTCGCGCTCCCACTTGGAAGCACGGCCTGGGAAAGCGCCGGAGTGCCCTTCGAGGATGAACGGCGGGGCGGAGAGCTGACGCTCTGCGGCTTGCCCACACGTCTTGCACGGCTGCGCGCCGTGGTCCTCGGAGGAGACGAAAAGTTCGTGAACGTGCCCGGCGGGGCACCGGTAGTCGAAAACGCGGATC